GTGCCGTTGCGATACTGCGCGCTCATCACGCTTCCATCGACCAGATACGTCGCGATACGATTCTCAAGGGCCAGCTTGGCCAACTCGACCTCCCACGGAGAACGACATCCCAGCGACGCCGCCTCGTTGATGAGCGTTGCCGCCTCGTCGCATGTGATGTTTGGCATATCGTTCTATGGAAAATCGGTTATCGTGCCATCGGACCAGCGCCGCGCTGCATCACCTCGGCAATAAATCCACCGCCGCCGGGAGCCTCGCCCTCCTCTACCTCCATCTCCTCCTCCTCGCCACGCTCGGCCAGCTTCTTGCCCTTCGACTTCTTCTCGTATCCGGGAATGGCCATGCCATCAATCTCGATGACCTCCGCTTTGCCATTCTTGCCAAGAACGATAGTCGCCATAGTCTGGAACGCTTCGCCCTCCGCAAGGTTCTCGGGGATTTCTACGCCTTTTGGAATCGTAAATGACGGCATACGGGGAGCATTACGCGGCGCATTGGGATGTCAATGTCTAAGCGATAACGGGCAATAAAAAACCCGCCACTAACTTTTCGGGCCAGTGACGGGGTGCCTCACAATAAGGCGCTTTACAAGACATTCAACCTATTGATTCAACGCCGCAACGATGTCCCAAAAAGAAAAACCCGCAAGCATTTTCACGCCTGCGGATCTTTCGTATGAGCTTCTGATCGATTACGAGCAGATGATCTGAGTCAGCGCGCCTGTGCAGCGGCGGAAGATGATGGTCATACCCTGATTCGTAAAAATCGGCTCAGCCGCGTGAACGAACTCAGCGTAATGCTGACCCTTCTTCTCCAACGGATCGTCGCAATCCACATTGAACTTGTAGGCACCAGTCACCCACTGCCACTCGCCCATGTAGTTGGTCGGCATCCAGCTCAGATCGCCAACCCGATTCACGGGCCGCACGATGTGCGACTTGAACACATACGGAGTCACGATGAACGCGGCCTCGTACGGAGCAGTCGTCCAGCTCGGGTTGACACTGAACACAGTACCCTTCGTACCGCTCGCACTAGTGAAGGGCTGGATCAGCGTGTACTTGCCACCGGCATAGGTGAAGCGGGGCGGGAACAGATTCGGCACATGGCGGAAGTTCTTGATGACCCGGTTCGCACCGATGCGTTTCAGCAACTCCGCGCCAGCGCCACTGCCCTGATCAGCGAAGCGCAAGTCATCGCGGAACGCGGGGTTGTTCTGAGCGATACGCTGCGAAGCCTCCAAGCCGATATATAGCGGAAATACCGGACCATCGCTGCTGTACGAGATGAAGCCAGAGCTATCAGGATTCGTCGCACCGTTGCGAATGAGGGTAGAAGCCGCGACATCCAGCATCTCCTGAGTCAACTCAGAGGTGGACTGATTGAGCGCCTGACCGACCGATCCAGTCTGAATCCACGGGAACTCATTCACGCCAGAGGGAATCGTCTCATCCTGAGTAAAGGACGAGTCGGCCACAGCCTTGATAGCGAACTTCGCGAACGTATTCTGATAGCGAACCTCCCAAGAACGCTGAGCGCGGATCGAGAGCTTCTCCAAGTACACACGCAAGAACGCCTCGACGCGGTGGTCATAGGTCAGATCATCCTTACACAAGAGCGGACCCTTGAGCGCAAAACGCTCAGGACTCCAAGTAACGGAATTGAAACCAACCGGAACCTCGCTGTAGGTGACATCGCAAGCGCCGCCGTTGGAGCCGGGGTTACCAGTCGCAAGGGTAATGGCCGACCATTGATCAGCCGAAGTCGGCTCGATGCTGGTCGTGTTGAACGAGGTCTGGGTCAAGCCAGTACCTTGAGGATACTCTCCGCGCTCAATCATATTGAGCCACATCGAGCGATACGAGGCGCGTTTATAAACGTCCTGCGCGAGCGACTCAGTCGCTACGGCGAAGGCGTTGAAGACATTAGGACAAGCCATATTGAGAAAAATTAAACCGACGTTATCTGCATTTGGTAGGCCATTCTATCCATCCATCAAACGACGGCGGACTAGCCTACGCGCTGACCGATGCGGAGCGTCATTGCCGCTTAGACAGTTTTGCGATGGCTGACCAAGCCTCCGCCTTGCTTAGGGTCGATAAGCCGGACTGAGACACATTAATGCCACATGAGTCAATTAGAATATAGTTACCTCGTCGGTCAGCTCCGACTGATCCGCCATGTAGGTTTTGTATCCCTTGATGATCGTTCCGATCCTGTGCGGCTGGATGATATGCTCCTTCGCAATAAATCCCCTGAACGTATACGGACCGGGGAATTGACCCGTCATCAGAGCGTAGAAATCCACTCCATCGGTCTTGGAACCCTTTCGCGCATCGACCAGTAGCTTGCCAGTCTCGTACTTGGTCGTCTTCACATCGATGCGAATGCCCGGTGGGATAGGCGGGATAATCGCGTCGTAGAGCGGGTGCGGTGGCTCTCGATCCGTGTCGATGTCGGGATAGACATTGAATAGCTTACAGAAAGCTATCTCGCCGCACACGCCCTCCAGATCCACCGTCGCAGGGTCATCCGCGCTTATCTTCAAGTTCGTAGTGTTGAAATGACGATTATTGCCGTTGCGATTCTTAGCCACGAAGTGGGCCAACTTCCTCTCAGCTTGATTGAGAGAAATAACTTGACCAATTTTAATTTTACTTAACATGGTCAAAAAGACGGAAAATTTTTGAGGGGGGTATCGTAAACGAAGCCGTCCCCAAAGGGGGCCGGCCCAGTCGCCGTCAATCTTGACTTAATCTATAGGAAAACAATCCTTTTGTCCCATTAGATTATCTAATCCTGACTATAAGTTTTCCCCCGTTGCACAAACACTGTTATCTTCACTTCGAGACTTGAATCTCAGCAAAGCGGTCCGGCATGCTGCCCAATAGGTTTATCGAGACGCTGGTCGCTTCTCCGGCTTCCGACCATCCAAACACAAGCGCAGATCGCTTCGCCACGCTGCCTAGAATCGATTCCCTGACCGATTCGTCTTTGATTCCATCCAACGAATAGGAATCGATCCTTTCAAGCGTAGAAGCCGCATCAGCCGCTAGTTTCGAACGTACCAAAGCAGAGAGGCTTTCTAGGGAAACGTTTTCTTTAGAGGTAATAGTGTTTCGCATCTCCTTCCTAATCGCCGGCAATCCTTCCCTAGAGGCTTTCGAAAGCAGCGTTGATTGATTCAGCTTCAAATCGCTTGCAATTGCTCCCCATGTCTTCCCCGCAAGATAGAGGCTTTTGGCTTTCGTCCATTGCTCCGGTTTCATCGTCGCTACCTTGCAAGCCAAGGTAGCCTTTCGCAAGCCAAGTTTCCCCGCTTAAATTCTTTAGCTGGACTCAACCAGTCGCCCATTCTCAAATTTATTTTCCCTCATTTTCCCCAATGAAATCAGCCCTTTTCACTCTCTCTCAAAAGAAAAAGCAAAAATTATTTTGACTCTCTCCCCTCTCTCCCCTAGTCTGTCCTCAGCAATGAAAACCGCGCTTCAAAAACTCGCTTCCTTCCTTTTCGTGGCCACGGCCTACGCTATCGCAGGCTGGTCCTTTTTCTTCGTTTTCTTTAAATCTCAATTCTAAAAACCCATGACCAAAAACCTCCTGTCCATCGACACCAACGCAAAGACCGTCAAAGGACAAGCCAAAGGCTACCGCACCGGAATTCTCTACCTTGCGCCAGCTTCCGTTTCTGGACTCATTAATGTCTGCGCCTTTGCGTCCGACGGATGCCGAAGACATTGTCTCTACTCTGCTGGCCGTGGCGCGTTCACTTCCGTTCAAAAGGCGCGAATCGCCAAAACAGTTTTCTACGTCAAAGACCGCCCCGCTTTCATTGAAACCCTGAAAGCCAACGTGTCCAAACTAGTCGCCAAATGCGTCAAAGAAAATGCCACTCCGACGGTACGCCTTGACGGTACGTCAGACGTTGGTTGGGAACGACATGGCATCATTCAAGCGTTCAAAGGCGTGCAATTTTACGACTACACAAAAAACTACGTTCGAATGCTGGCGTTTATCGGCGGAAAACTCCCGTCCAATTATTCCCTCACGTTTTCCCGATCCGAAACCAACGAAACCCAATGTCTAGAGGTTCTGGCCCGTGGCGGCAACGTGGCGGTCGTTTTCCGCAGCAAAGTACTGCCGACACACTGGCAAGGTTTTCCGGTCATCAACGGAGATGAAAACGACCTCCGTTTTCTTGACCCCCGTGGCGTGGTCGTTGGTCTTTCCGCCAAAGGCAAAGCCAAGACCGACACAAGCGGTTTCGTCGTCGGTTGACGGTTCGCGTCAAGCCATGCGAAAGCGTGGTTTGCGGCGTGCCTTCAATCCATCAAATCCAAATCCAAATCCCATGACCATAACCAAATCCGCTCCCCGCTTCCGCTCCCCGTCCATTACGTCTATCGAATCCGTTTTCCCCGGCAAAGGAAAGGAAGCCAAGGCAATATTTCGAATGCGCCGATCCGAATTGGAATCGCTCCCCGCAGGCAATGAACGAGTGCGCGAGTGCTATCATGCGCCATCAACTTCGGACGTGCGCCTTCATTGCTTGGATGCGTTGCTTGAAACCTTTGGCATAGAAGCCTTTCAGACTCGAAACGGAACTTGGGTTGAGTACCTGAACACTGGCGACACTTATGCGCCAACAATTGTCCGAATGAATGGACACTATAGAATCGCTTCATGGGGCGACATTGCCGAATCGAACGGTTCGCTTTGACTCCCCGCGCCAGTCCATTCGAAAGAGTGGATTGCAGCGGTGAATCATCCCGATTCCCGATTCAATAAATCCAATCCCATGCAATCAATCCAAACCAAATACCTGTCAGCGACTGAATCAAAAGGCTCCCGCATTAAAGCAAAGTGTGCGCGCGGTTCTGTCGTCATCCCCTACCCTCACGAATTGACAGGCGACGAAACCCACCGCGCCGCCGTTCTCGCGCTTGTGACTCGTTTTCTTGACGAAGACGAATCGAAAGGCACGCCCCGCGAAACCAATTTTTGGAACCGCGCTTTTGTCTCCGGTTCGCTCCCCGACGGTTCAATGGCGCATGTTTTCCTAAGCTGACCGTTGACCTATCCTAAGCGCATCATGCCGCAAGGCGTGCTGCGAAAGGGTAGGCCACAAGTCCTCCTCAAACCAACGAAAGCATCCAATGAAAATATCAATTAAACTGGCGAACTACGCCAGTGCAATGAATTGCAGCATCTTAACCAACAACGCTGGCGACTTGTGCCTTCTCGAAAGGTATCGAGACGATGAAGGAAAGACGATTGTTCGCCTTCAGCCGCATCCCGGCGATTACCATGCGGAAGAAAAATGGTTGGAAGGGATAGCCTCCGGCGAAGCTGCAAAAATGATCCTCTGAAATCCAATGAATCCAAAATTGCTCCCCATCCTTGAACGCATCATTGCTCGCGATACGGTCCTGCTATCGTTTCACGCGGACAACCTACCTCAGGCCGCGCTTGCCTATGTGCGCCAGCATTATTTGAACGACAATTTCCTTTGGCTTACGCCTGACGAACAGGACTTGATTGAGGAACTCCCTCCTTTCGCCGACGATATTGCAGACTCATTCCGCGCCGGCACTGGCGGTGACGATTCCGTTTACCATCTATTTCAGGACGGCTCCCTGTGGCTCAAGACCAACGCGTACAGCAGCATATGGGCGGACGCTACAGACTTTGCCGTCGAAATCCTGCTCCCGCGCATGGAATTATCCCGCATGGACGCGCAATTGCTCCGCGCCATTGACATGGAAGATGCGGTCGAAGCAGTGAAGCAGGACTTTTTCCACGCATTCGCAACCGTGCTGCGCGAGGATGGAATTTTCTGCGCCGACGCACGCGAACGCTGGCACGCATGGACGCGCCAGTTGGGTAATTCGCTCACAGAGGAGCTAGAACTTGGCGGTTCCGAATCAGGCCGTAAGGAAGGCGAGCGGTTCGCGTCTGAGTACACCGTCAAAGCCTGAACCCAATGAAAACCCATACTCCCGGACCTTGGTTTGTCGTTCCCGATCCGCAATGGGAAGGCAAACATCCGAATCACGCGAGCCGCTGCATCTGCAACGTGCCTCAATTCGCGGAGGTTCATCCGCCAACGGAAGGCGAAAACGGCGAATGGCACGTTTTCCATGACCAGCACGGGAAAACCGTCTGTCTGATGACCGACACTCTGGAAATAACGGCCAACGCTCGCCTCATCGCTTCCGCACCCGA